AGCTAAAGGAAGAGGGCAAATAGACGGGACAGTAGGCTCTCCAGGTAGTAGTTTGCCGGGACTTTATTTTTCAGCAAAACCTAATGGGTGGTCTCCAAGAGCAAATTCATTAATAGTTGATTATCCTACAGTTACCGCTACAATGAAAAGAAGGTCATGCGGAACTAACCCATCGCCTGACGATCAACAAACAGTATTTCCATTATATTTTACGGATTCAGGTGGTGTTACTTCTAATATAGTAATTCAGCCGGGCTCGGTAATTCAGTTTACTATGAGTATAAAAAGAGGAAGTTACGGAGGTATATGGACAGGTGACGAAGACGATGTTGCTTCAGTTGATTGGGCTTGGAACAGAGAATATGTATCTAATGCGTTATACACAAATTTTAAAGACTGGTTTGACGGGCAGGGAATATCAGCAGAAATAAATGGAACAAGAAATGCGGGAGGTAAAGAAATTATTGGTCACTATGTATCAACAACAGCATCATCACAAAATGGGTGTAATGTGCAAGACGGCTGTTATAATTATTCATTTCAATTTATTGAAGATACAGGTTTATTAAGTTTATGTATGAGTTCAGGAGTTCCAAGAGGAGGGCCCGGCTTTGATAAAAGACCCGCAAAAATGAGTATGCATATTTTAGTGGTTACTAATAATAATATAATTACTTTAGAAACAGAGCCACTACCAGGAGACCCTAACATTTATTATGAAGGAGCTCAAAACTTTAATATAGTATTTGACCCATCAGTAAATGAAAATATTCATGAAGGCAATGTGCAGAATCAAGTAATTGCTTCCAGTCTTCCTGCCATATCTGATTTAACTTTTGCTAATTGTTACTCTTTTGGTAACGGTGTTGAGAGTTATAAAATATTTGATAACGCAGGTGAAAACGCTATGTCTATAGGTGAAAGAGCAAACGCTGTTTTAGCACAACCATATCAAGAAAACAAAAGAAAAGCATCAATTACATATAGTGGTATTTATAATGGAGAGACCAATATAAACAACAGTAATGAGTTTAATTTATCTCTGGCAAACTTTAAAGATTTAGAATTAATTTTTGGCCCTATTATGAAATTACATAGTAGAGAAACAGATATTTTAGTTTTACAAGAAGACAGAATATCTTATGTGTTACAAGGTAAAAACTTATTATCTGATGCAGCAGGTGGAGGAGCTATAACATCTATTCCAGAAGTATTAGGAAAACAAATTACCAGATTAGAAGAATTTGGTATTAGCTTTAACCCTGAAAGTTTTGCGTCTTGGGGTAAGAATATATACTTTACAGATACTAAAAGAAATTCTGTAATTAAATTAAGCGGAGGGACATTTGAGGAGTCACTAACAATAATTTCAGAAAGTGGTATGAGGTCGTTTTTTAGAGATTCTTTTACTGCACAAATTGACACTCAAAAATTAGGTGGCTATGATCCATACATGGGAGAGTATGTTTTAAATAACAATGAAGTTTCTGTTAAAGATGAAACGCCAGCTGTTGCTTGCGGTAATATTATTTCGCAAACTAACGCTGCCGACACTTATGAATTTACAGTAGAGTTAGGGCCAGTATACGGTAATTTTAATTTGGTTTACAGACTAACAACTGGGTCAATAAAAATTACAGCAACTTGGCAGGGTTCTAATTTAGATACTCAGGCAACAGGTACAGCAACCTCTACACTTGTTGGTGCATTAGCAGATACTGGAGCTAATTTTTTAAATGGTAATGTGCAAGCGGGAGACCGAATAACAAATCTAACCTCACCTATTGTTCCTTCACCCAGAACAAATGTATTAGGAATTAATAGTAATACTGAACTAACTTTAGTAAACCCAAACTTTAATTTTACTACAGGTGATAGTTATATTATACAAAGACTTGTACAGCCAGTAATAAAAACAGTTACTGTAAACAATCAAAATCCGTCAGGAACTTTGACTATAAACAAATTAAGTTTATATCCTACTCAAGTAACAATAAAAGTAGAAAGAACTGGGGGAGGTACCGACCCATTAGGGTATGAACTAACTCCACAATGCGTAACAACTGTTGCGGGTTCATTAACTCAAATAGTTTTAACATCTCCTCAGCAGTCAGGGAAACAATTACATTATGAATATCAATGGAATGATATTACATTTTATAGTCCTATTGACTCTAATTTAATGGTAGGGCAAGCTAATCCATTACAATCTGTTTCTGCATTTGAGCAAACAGACGGGCAGCAGTCCGTAGGATTGATTGCTTACACCGGCTCAAATCATTTAATTCGTTCCGTAAAAAAGAATACTGATGATTTAGATTTTAATATTAATGAAAATTATTTATATATATTTAGTCAAGGAAACCCTATGTATTCTCCTGGAGCTACTGGAACATCTTTTGATTTTGATGTTACTAAACTAAATGGTAAATCCCCATTAAGCATCACTAATCCGCAAACAGGTGTATTTCAGGCGGAAAGACTTAATGTTACAATGGGTCTTAGTCAGCCTAATTTAATTGCAGTTACTGACTTAAGAGATAGGTCATATGTAAAAATGGGTTATGACGCAGCCTCTTCTTCGGCAGCTTGTGGTGTTGTTACAAACTGTAGCCAAGTGCTAACAAGCGCAAGACAAAATTCAGCTTTTGCAGCGTGTCAAGAAACTGTTATAACTGTTAGTAGATATACCAACGCAGTTTCTCCTGCTAACTTATCAATAGGTGACATAATGTATCAAAACAGCCCTTGTAATTCTACACCAGCTGGGTGGACTCCACAAGGATACTATAAAGTAAGTCAAGGAGGGCCAAACGGTAGAGTAGCACAAATAGGAACAGACGGATTAGTAATTAATATAACAGATTGTTAGTATGGCAGTAGCAATAAATAGATATTTTGATGGCAATAGTTTTTGTCAAGCAACAGGTATATATATAGATATAAGGCTAACTTCTTTAGCTCCTACTGGATATTATGCTTTTGATGGATATGTAAGATACTGGGATCAAACAACGCAAGTTTTAGGGCCATGCTCTACTTGTCCTTAAAATTAACTTATGGCAAACGAAACATTATCATATAGCGACTCGGCCAAAGGATGGCCTTCTTTTTATTCTTTTTTACCGGATTTCATGATGGGTATGAATAGTTATTTTTATACATTTAAAAATGGAAATATGTATAGGCATAATACCAATACGTTAAGAAATAATTATTATGAGGTTCAATATAACTCATCTATAACAGGAGTGTTTAATAATAATCCTTTAGAGATAAAGTTATTTAAAACTATGTCTTTTGAAAGTGATAGTGCTTGGTCAGTAACAGAACTAATAACCGATTTAAGTACAGGAAGTATGTTAAACACATACTTTGAGCAAAAAGAAGGAGAGTGGTTCTCATTTATCAGAGAAAACGCTTCAACTTTAAATTTTAAATTACGTTCGGCTCATGGTATAGGGACAATAAGTGCGAACCCTACTGTGGTTGGAGCAAATGAATATTTATTTCAATTTACAGTTCCGCCTGGCAATATTATATCACAAGGAGATAAAATATATAAAACCACTAATCCTTCAGTTACGCCCCCTTCTCAAGCAGGAACAGTAAAATCAATAGACAATACCAACAACACTATCAATGTAGACACTACGGGGTTTGGTAATTTAGTAGTTCAAAATGATTATATTTTATATTATAAAGATGTAGTGGCTCAATCAACCGGAGCAAGAGGTTATTTTATGCAATTTAAAATAGAAAACACAGAGACAACGCCAGTAGAACTGTTCTCCGTAGGGAGCAGCATGATGAAAAGTTATCCGTAGTTTTTATTATCTTTGTATAAATGAAATTTAATATACAGCCACTTAAAGAAGACGATTACGATAAAGTATTAGTCAAGTGGTGGAAAGACTGGAGGTGGACTCCTCCAGTAAAAGATTTTTTACCTGACAGAGGGTATATGGTATATTGTAATGATATACCAGTTTGTGCAGGTTATATGTACGTTACTAATTCTAAGGTTGTATTATTAGAATGGATTGTTTCTAATTTTGAAATAAAAAACAAAGAAACAAGAAAAGAAGCTCTACTGATGTTAATTGAGTTTGTTACATCGGTAGCCAGAGGGATTGAAAAAAAATATGTATATTCATTGCTTAAAAGCTCATCCTTAATTAAAATTTATGAGGAGTTGGGTTATATTAAAGGAGAAGGCAATGGGCAAGAAATGATTAAAATATTATAATATGAGTTTAACTACAGCCACAGCAGTAAAATTAGGAATTGATGCTATATCAGCCGTTGGAAGTTTTAGAAATGCTGCGCAAACAGATGATTTATTAGAACAGTCTAATAAAGCCGCAACCGAATACTTAGAATCAGCTAAAAGTAGAATAGAAAAAGATTTTTATGCAGGGCTAAATGTTCCTACTTCGGCATTTGAAGCAGAATTACTATCTAATTTACAAGCAACAACTACAGCCGTAGAGGCTTTATCTGAAGCGGGTTCAAGAGAACTTATAGGTGGTGTTGGAAAAATACAATCAGTTCAGCAACAAGGAGCAGAAGCTGCAAGGATAAAACAGGAACAAGAGATGTTTGAATTAGAAAAATTTAAAGCTGGAAAACGAGATGAAATGAATCAACAAATGTTGCAGCTTGAAACAACTGCTGAAAGAGATAGGCAAAAAAGAATCAGAGATGCAGAGCAAGATAGAGCTACATTTATGACTCAAGGTTTTTCAACTTTAGCAAGTGGAGCAACCACTATTTTAGAACAATCTGACTTATATAAAAAATCAAAAGATGATAGGCAATTAGCAAAATTTTTGAAAGAAAATAATATTTCTATGGGAGAGTATACAGCTGATCCTGCAAAATTTGCAGATGACTTTATGATATATAAAATGAATGATAAAGAATTTAAAGCATATGAAGAAAGAAAACGAAAAGAAGATTATGAAAATAGCGAAGACAAGGAAAAGGCACAGAAAAACTTTTACGCTACTGAAGAAGGACAAAGACAGCTCGGGATTCAAGCTGACGCAGAGTTAAGAAAAAAACAATACGAGGAACAAATGGCTGCTGTTGGTTCTTTAACAGACGTTCCTGGATTAATACCAGTGCAACAATCTCCATTAATGCAAAGTTTATTCCCTTCATTTGAGGAGACAATGGCTAAGTATGGAATAACTCTTCCGGAACAGCCAAAAACATATACAACAATTTAAATTGATAAAATAATGGCTACAAAGAAAGACATAGAGTTTAGCACATATATTGAAAGAGACTTAACAAAGTCCGTTATAGATTGGGGTACAATTTCAAAAACTTTAACTGACGATTTAACAAGAATCCAAAAAGAAAGAGCTGAAAAGAAAGCAGAGATAGAAGAAAAGACTCTTGAAGCTGACACTACTATAAATACGTTAGAGCAATACGACAACACCGATTTAGGAGGCCTTGCCTTAGGTATGTCTGGAGAATCAGCAAAATTTTTACAAACGCAAAATAATTTATTTAAGAGAGGGTTAATTAGTCAAACTGAATTTGCCCAAGCAAGACAGCGAGTATTGGCTGATTGGAAATCATTTTCATCAATTACAAAGCAATGGAATGATGATTATAAATCATATGTTAATAGAATAAATGATGGTAGTGCTTCTAATTTAGAAAAATGGTTGAACACACAAAATGTTGCTTTTGGAAATTTAGAAAACGTGCAAGGTTATGTAAATCCTCAAACAGGAAGACTATCATTGGTAGAGGTAGACCCTAAAACCGGTGTGCCTTCTGATGATCCAGGAAAGCACGTATCAATGAATACTATAAATCAAAGATTTAAAACTCAATACACTAAAATTGACCCCACTCAACTTGTTAAGGGTAAGGTAGATGAATTGGGAGCATTATTAATTGAAACATTAGGAAGCAGGCAAGAAGTAATGGGAGCAAAAGGTTGGGGAACAAAAAAAGATGACGCCAAGTTTCAAGCACAAATGCGTGACCAAGCAAAAGGTTTGATGAGTGATGATAACGTAGCAGTATTAGCAAGTTCAGCTTCAATAGGAGCGCAACCAACCTACGACAAAAATGATATAAAGGAGGGTTCTACAGATTTTGTTTTAATGAAAATAGTTGGAGGTCGCCCTGTGCTTGACACAGATGCTAAAAACATAACTTCCATAAAAAATGAAGTTGAAGATTTACTTTATGGAAACATGATGATTCAGTTAGATACTGAATTTACAGTAGAAAAAGGATTTGAGGTTACAAGTGAATTAGCAGATAAAAGAATTAGAGGACAGATAGAGTCTCAAGAATATAGAGATGAACTTGCCGGTAAAGAGCTAACTCTAAAAAACAAAAGACTTGAGTTGGATAAAGAAGTGGCTGCTGGTAATATGAAAGCACAAGAAGCTGCAACTATATTAGCTCGTGATAATTATGATTTAAATGTATTAAAATATGAAACTAATGATGGTTTAGTTAATGCTCAGATAGATAAAATGTATGCTGATATAGATTTAGGAAAAGAAAAATTAAAATTAGCTGAGCTAACTGGAGATAGAAATTATAAGATAGCATTAATGAATGAAACTTATAAATCTAAACTATTAAAAGAAAAAGAAAAAGAAGGAATAGTTCCTTATACATATCCTGATCCAAATAAAACAATGCCTTTTGGAGATTTTGGAGAAACAACAGGTGCTAAGTTTATTCAAGAAAAGTTAGGGCCAAAAATTAAACTTGACGATCAGTACTGGACGACTGACACTAAAGCAGAAGTTCAGTCTACTATTGGAGAATATATTAAAGGAATGTTAGACCCAAATGTTTATAATGAATTAGCAGAAGCAGGTGGTTTTGATGTTCAATGGAATAAAGACGGTAGTGGAGTTCCTAAAAATGAATTAGGATTAGTTATTACTGTGGGTGGGGTTAAATATCCTTTTCCTCCACAACCCGCTTCAGAAAGAGAGATTAAAAAACTCATGAATGAAGACAGGAGTCTGAGTAGAGAACAGGTTGAAAAACAAATAAATGATTCTAATGGATATAATGAGTTTACATCAAAAGGATTTATTCCAGAAGGATATACATTTTGGGGAGAAGGCAGTAGAGGCATTACAGACTTAGCGGGTGATAAGGATTATGGAGTTCAAAACACTGAAGCGTTTTTTAGCTGGATAAATGAATTTATATTAAACCCTTCAACTACAGCGGCAATAGCCTTACAAGAACCGCCTGAAGACGAAGAGGTAAATTATATAGAAAGAATACAAGGGGGAGCAGGTGACTCAATTTTTGAAGAAGAAGAAATAGTTGAATAGATAGCATCATGGATCAAAAAGAACAGTTATATAATCTTTATCTTAAAAATAACCTTATAACAGATAAGGTTAGTTTAAAGATGTGGAACCAAATGTCTAAAAGACAACAAGAAGATATTTTTAAGTTAGGTCAAGATAAAGGTCTTTTTACTGATAAAATAAAAGTAGAACAGTTTACTACTCTTTGGGCTGAGCCTGTAAAAAAAAAAGAAATTTCAGAATCTACTTCAGATGGAGTGGAGACTATTATGGAGTCGGATACAATTACAACTCCAGAAACCACTTCTTCGGATACCATAGAAACAATAATACCTCAACTAAATCAAGAGGTTGAGGAAGAGGTTGATGTAAACATAAATATGCAAGAAGCTGTGCCTACGGATACAGTAGATGTAGATATTAATGTGCAGCAACCAGAGGTAATACCTGAACAAGAAGATAGTGTTTTAGGCTTTAGCGAAACTCCAAGATATAATCCCTATCGTACACAACAAGATTTACAAGTAAGAGAAAAAGATACAGCTATAGAAAGGGCTTTTGGAAAAAATTTTCTAACGGATTTTTTTGGTGATTTATATAGGTCAGGAGCTGCCGGTTTAGCACAGGGAGCTACTCTTGATGAATCATTAGAATTATTTGCAAAAGGTCAAAATGTAACCGACCAAGATATAGAAGAGTTTATAGAAGCGCAAAAATCATTACAGTCACGTGGTGAGTCTGATGAAATGAAAGACTTTAATCGTATTTACCGAAGTGAAGGTGGTAGTATATGGGGATTTATTAAAGGTGTTTCCGCTAACCCTTCAGTAATTCCTCAAGTTTTTGTTTCTTCAACAACACAATTATTAAACCCCGCCACTATAAGTGCTGCTATAGCAGGGGGTGGTACAGGGGCGGCTGTTGGTTCTTCCGGCTTTAGTGCTGGCCCATTAGGAGTATTTACCACTGCTGGTGGTGCTATAGCAGGAGCTATGGGGGCGGCAGGAGCTACATTAGAAACAGGGATAACATTTGCTGAATTATTACAAAAAGAATTAGATGATAGAGAGTTGGAGTTTAACACTGAAAATGTAAGAAGTGTTTTAGAAGATGAAGACGCCCTTAGTTCTATAAGATATAAAGCCGCAGGGCGAGGTATTGCTATTGGTGTTATAGAAGGGGCTACAGCTCGTATTGCCGGGTCTGTAGGAGCAAAAGTATTTAGAGGAGGCCCATTGACTACAGGAAGAAAGCTAAGGGCTTTAGGAGCAGGATTTGGTGTAGAGGCTGTTGGTGGATCAACCGGAGAGGTTGCTGGTAGATTAGTAGCGGGACAAGAAATGGACGTAGCTGAGATTGGCTTTGAAGGGATTGCAGGTATGGCTACAGCCCCAATTAGTGTTGGGTATGGAATATATAAATCGCCAAAATATTATGTTAACCCTAAAAGTGGAGGTCAAGACTTATCTCAAGCAACAGCTGCACAAGCACAGGACATAATAGATAATTCTCCAGACGAAGACTTTGCTAAAACAGAAATTAATATAGTAAACAACCCAGAGATGAAGGCTCAATATGAGAAAAGAAAGGTTGACCTTCATGAAAAAGCAGTAATAGAAGGACAGCTAAAAAGAGCTGGTGTTACAGACCAATCTAAAATAGATGAAATATTACCCCTTCAAAAAGAATTAAATAGTTTAGCAGAAGATACAGGAGAGGCTTCAAAGATAAAAAGAAGTGAGATTAAAAAACAAATTAATGATATAATACAAAGAGAAGATGCCGTTCAAGAGCAAGAAACAAATGAGGTGGATGGCGAAGTTCAGGCCACAGATATTCAAGGAGTGGATGAGCGAGGGGGAACCACCGAAGGACTTACCAGAGAAGAGCAGCCAGCAACCGAAATCACCGAAGAGACCCAAACAGAGGAGACGGAAATAATTCAGGATGACAAAGTAACAGAGGTTACTCCTGAGTCAGAGAAAAGACCTGAGACTAAAAGACAAGCACAACCTGTAAGAAAGAAAATAAAAGGTAGTAAACAGTATGAAATAGAGGTAGATGCTGATGGTAATGCTCAGGTGATACTATCTAAAAACGGAAGGCCAGTAAAAGATTTAAACCAAATCAAAAATCAAAAAGTTAAAGACTTTTTACTTCAAGAAGGAATAGATGTAAATGAAGGCAGAACAGGAGAGCAAGTATTTAAAGACAACAATCCTGATGCGGATATAAACAATATTAATCCGGAAGAAGCAGAAAGAATTATATTAGAAAGTGAAAATGTTAGAGAGGTAGCAGAAGCTATAGAAACAGAAAAAAAGTCGGCTAATGTACAAAGGCAGGATCAAATAGAAATTGAATCAACTAATCAATTTGAGGATATTAGTTTAACTGAACAAGAGTGGAGTGAATTTAATGACAAAGCAAACTTAACGCCACAAATTAAAAGAAGATTTATAACTAAAGGAAAAGTAGAAGGGTTTGATACTAAAATACAGGCATTAGCAGATAGTACAAATCGGGACTATGATGTGGTTATGGCAGAGTTTTTTGATTATGCTATAAACAATCCAACTAAACCTAAAGTGTCTCGTGCTAAACAAGCTCGTACTTTAAAGCTAAATAACTTAGAGGCTCGTTTTGAAGAACTAACAGGATTAAGGGCCACACAAAAAAATATAGAAGCTGTATTAGGTGTTGACTCTAACAGAGAGTCTTTAAAAAATATTAGATTAAGAGAGGAGGTTCAACAAAAAGAAATGTTGGAGGAAGAAGGAATTGTTCCTGTAAGTAAAAAAGGCAGGGGTGTTCCTGCAAAAAAAATAGTTGAGGGAACTAAAGAAAAGAAAGAGGTTACTGTAGATGAAGCTGAGGCATTAAAAGACCAAATAAAATTAGAAGGAAAGGCAGCAAGGGATGCTGATAAAGCTGCAAAGAAAAAAGAAAAAGTAGTTTCTAATATTAACAAACTTAGAAACAGATCAAGAAAAAATGTTAAAGGAAAAATAGGGGGAGACCAAACCTTAGGGGTTATGTTAAATAGAGTTTTGTCTGTAAACCCTAAGATAGTTCCTGATAGTGTAATAGAAAAATATCAAAACATAGTAAATCTTTTAGGTCAACGAAAAGGCGTTTTAAATCTTCCAGACATACAAAAATTAAAAAATGATGTAGAGTCTATTGACAATGCACTCAACGAAGAATATTCTGTAGCTGGTGAATTAGCCGAAAGGTTTGAGTATTTCAAAAGAACTGATTTTAGTGTAAATGACAAAACTTCTTACGATACTGTATTGGCTAAAATGCAGGATCAAAATTTAATTACTCCAGATGAAAGAAAGTTGATGGAGAAGTATAGTAATCAGATATCTCCTAAAGAAAAGGTTGCTAAAACCCCCGAAGCAATACAAGAAGAAAAAGATGCTGCAATAGAGCAAATAGACAAAGTTGATAATATAACAAAAGTTCCGCAAGATTTAAGTACAGACCAAAAAGATTTAGTAAGGGTGTTTAGAAAATTACTAAGAGATAAAGATGTGTTAAACAGATTAGAGCCTTATCAATTAAAAAACATTGCTGGACTTTTAGATAATGTAAATAATGGGTATGTTCCTCATTTACTTCAAATGACAACTGAAAGAATGGTAGCTATAGACAGGTCTAATAGATTAGCTAAAGCAGTTCAGAGAGCAAAGCCTTTAAAATTTTCTATGATGTATGCAAAGTTTAAAGATTTGTTTACAAAGAAGGGGGCGGTCTCAGAATTAATTAGAAGAAATCCTTTGGCCTATGTAGATCAAATTTTTGGTGACTTTAAAACCAAAGATATGTATGAGTCTGTGTTTCAGCCTTCTGCAAAAGCTCAGTCAGCTTATGCTACTGCAACGAAAGAAATTAGAAATAAATTAAATAAAGCAAAGAATGATGTGTTTAAGTCTTTTGGTAATGACCCAAACAAAACAACTATATCATCATACAAACAACAACTTTATTTATTACAAAGAGAATTTGAGTCAAACCCTGACAATAAGTTTGTAAATCCTGCGATAGATGTTTTAAAAGCTACAATTAAATCTATTGATGAACAAAAGACTAATCTAACATTAGAGGACGCTAAAGCACTACAAGATATTCTTAATGAGTTTAGCACAGAAGATGGTACGAGTATTGATAATGAAAAGTTATTCAACTCATTTAATTTTGCAGAAAAAGCAAGTATTAAAACAGTAGATGAAATAAACAGATTAAATGAACCTGCTGCTGTATTTACCGCATCAACTATAAGGGGTAACTCTTTTAATCCGTTAAACAATTATGTTCATCATAATGTTTTATTTACTCCAGAAGCTGATAGTGATGCTACCGCTCCAGACTTTATAGGTAACTACATGAGTGGTCTAAAGCCATCAACTAAAGGACAATCATTAATAAGAAGAACAGGAGAAGTAAATCCTTTAAACTTTGATGTATATTCATCAACCAGAAAAGGGGCTGAGTATGTGCAGTTAGATTATCATATGACCGCACCCATAAGAACAGCCAGAAAAACAATTAGTGAAGCTAAGAAAAGATTAGAAGAGCAAGGGCGTATACCTTCAGACCAAAGAGAATATATAAACGCATTAGAAAGAGCCTATGAAGAGGTAAATAAGAATGTGTTGACAAGTGACTTTGGAGAAACAACAATAGCAGACAGAGCAGCTAACTTTATGTCTCGTCAAGGTTATAGAACTGTATTAGCAGGTACAGGTAGATTTGCAGCAGAACTACTTTCAAATATAGGTATAGCTTTATTTGTAGACCGAGAAGCGTTTCAAGATGGAATGAAATATCAAGATATGCTTTTTTCAGATGTTGGAGCAAAAGTAATGGATAACGCAGGAAGTGCACAAAAAGACAGGGTGTTTTCGGAAGGTCTTGCGGGTCGTTTTGTTGATCCTAACGTATTAGATAGGTCAGAAGGGACAGCCGGAGCAAGAATAAACAGTGATATACAAAATAAGATAAAACAAATATGGAGCTTTGCTGACCAAAAGTGGTTAGGTAATGTAGAAAAAATAGCAGATTATTTAATATCTACTCCTGATAAAGTAGTCATGAGGCCAATGTGGTTTGGAACTTTTGCAAAACAATTTAAAAAAGTTTCTGGTAAAGACGTAGATTTCAATAAGATAGCAGAAGGAGACCAGCAATATATTCAAGACAACAAAGAGGCGATAGACTCAGCTACTGAACAAGCCGATGAAATTACTACTTATATAGGAGCGGCAGATAATCCTTACATGGGTATTCTTAAAGGAACATCTAAGCCTGGTGATAGTGTTTCTAAAAAAGCATTTAATAATTATAATAATTTTATGACCAGGTTTTTAATATTTGAATTTGTTACAGCAAGGTCAGCATTACACGCAATTACAGGTAATGAAAGTAGATTAACTCAAGAACAAGGAGCAAAGATATTAGCTGGTGTAACCACAAGAATGGTAACCTATTCATTATTATCAAGTATGTTAGGCGCAGGATTGTTAGGCTTATTCTTTGAAGATGATGAAGATGATAAAGACTTAGACAAACAATTTGGTCAAGCGTTAGGGCAAACATTTACTTCTTTGTTAATAGGAAGAGATTTTGGTAATGCAGTAAAATCTATTTTAAACATAGGAGTTGAAAAGTTTAACGAATCTCATTTAGAATTTTTAAGAGACGGAGAGTATGACCAGTATAAAGACGCATTACAATATACTGTTTTACCAAAAAAACAACAAGGACAACCTATTACAATGGGTGACTTATTATTAAGATTTGGTGGATCGTTTGGCCCAGCATTATCTACAGCAGACTTAATTGTTCGTAAGGTAAGTGAGCCGGCTCGTAAATCACCAGAGGCCAGAAGGCGTCAACTTGATGAGCAATTAATCCGTATGCCTTTAGAGGTAGCAGGAAACTTAGGATTAATACCAATATACAAAGACGTTAGAAAGGTTGCTATACAAGAAATATATAAAGATTTGCGTAGAGCAAACAAAATGAAAAAATCATCAAAAAATGAAACTCCAAAAGAAAGAAAGTTAAGACTCTATAATGAATTTAATAGAAATAGAACTTTATGGAGATCAAGAAATCCTGGTAAACCTGACCCTAAAAGACCTAAGTAATGAAAAACTTTGATGAAGATTTATGTATGCACTACACTTATTCTATACTGACTGGAAAAGATACTTATGAAAACTTATTAGAAAATGTTGACACTCTTTATTTTCTTTACAATCCTGATACACCGATGGAGGAAATAGACGATAGCGTATATGACGCTTTGTTAGATTACTATATTTATATAGAGGAATACGAAAAATGTAATGATATATTAGCCGCTAAAGAATTAGCTAAACTTATAGCTCTAAATTAATCTCAGAAATATCAGAGATTTGATCTACAAAATCCCTATTACGATTATATTGTTCTACAGCTTTAAAATTTCTTTTATAGTTTCTTCTTTCGGCCTCTAATTTATAAAATGAAAACGCTTGCATACCAACAACATGAGAATCAGTAGGAAAATAATACTTCCAACCCTTAGACCTGCCTCTATTTATATAATACATATATGCTACTGCTAACTTACCTGTATTTTTTACAAAATTAACCACAGCAGAATCATCTGATGTTGGTATAATTTCTTCTACCGAAAAGGTTTCGTTGTTAATATTTCCTTGTCTTGATGTATTTGAAAAACGCTCAGCTACCGTTTTACAAAATTGATTTAATTCTTTTGCTCTTTCTTTATTCATATTTTATTTCATAGATTTTAACAGTGCTTGATTGATTAGTGATTTTTCCGTTAGCATTACGGGTAGGAGCTTCGCACATTAGTGTTTTAGTATATTTTATTTCTTCCTCTTCCTTTTTCATGTACTTAGGGTTCTTTGAATTTAATTTAGTTTTTTTCATATTTCATCCGTTAAAGATTGTATTAAGTCTGCTAATACTTTAATTAATTCTTGAGCTTCCTCTTTTGCTTTGTCATGATTTCTGTCCATCAAGTCTTCATACAGAGTATCTCCATAGTTATGTATACTTTCAGTAATATAATTTATATGACTAATTGTAGAAGTATCTTCTGGCGCTACTCGGGACATTGATTTTTCTTTTCTCAAATATAAAAAATTATACCACTTATCCTAATCATCGGGGATTTTTTATATAACAATTTAAATTAATTAAATCTAAGTACTCGTCCATACTTATGAGACTGACATCGGTTAAGGTAGTAGAGCCCTTTTTTTCACTAACAATTTCTAAAGCAAAAGTTATAGGGTCTCCTATAGTATCAACAATAACACCACCTAATATATATGAGCACAAATCATTAGCTGGTAATGAATTTATGTTTCTTTCTATATATCGTGCTATTTTTAAAGCAGTATATAAATCTAATTCTTGAAGACTGTCAATAAAAAACTCTTCAACCTCATATTTATCCCCTATAAATTTCTGTTTTAACCCCATGCTTTTCTAATTGTTCAATTCTAAATTTTTGCAATTTTGAAAGTTTCCCGTTGGGTTTTTTTATTTCTGAAAACAAAACATCAGAACCTTTAGGTATAGCAATTAGATCAGGAATACCGTTCTTATTTGTAATAGTAAGTTTTATAACGTAGTATCCTTCGGCTTCTAATTCAGCTATTCTTTTGTTCTGAATTTGCTGCTCAGTCATACTACAAATCTAACAAATCTCTTTTAAAATGGGTAAGGGTGTAATCTTTCTTTTTAACAACTGTTTTGTAAATATCTTTTTCTATTCCGTCTTTACTAAATATCCAAAATATTTTATTTGACTCTCGGTCTTTAGTCGTCATTCTGTCTCTGCTTTGCCAGTAAGAGGTAGCACTAAAATCAATATTGTAATAAACTAAAGCCTCTGCTTTTTTTAAACTAATACCTTCTCTCCCACTGACAATTTGTAAGGCTATAGATTTATTTGTTGAATTAAATTCATCTAAATCATTAGTTATCATGTCATTAAATACAGATTGGATAGCATTATATTCTTCCTTAAATTTATAAAATATACCTATCTTTTTATTTTTAAAATATTTTTTAATAAACTTTGCTTTTGAGTTATCAACAATCATTGACTTGCCACTTTCAAATTTAACAGTGCCGGAGCAAAGTTGATGAACTTTTGACATTAACTTAACACCCGTATCGGCAAGCACAACCTCATTGTCTCCTTGTATAACTCGGTCTCTTTTAATTTTTTTTATAAGATTTAAACACACAGAACTTAGTTGAACATACAGTATTCTTTCATCTATTGTGGTTTTAAATCCTGCCATTTTTTGAGAATAGCTTAACTTATAAGGTGACATTTCATCTATAATACTTTTTAATCCATTAGTGTAATCGTTTATATAAATACTATTTATAAACTTTTGTTTTACATTAATATATTTTTTACTAAAAGCATAAAAGTTTTTAAAAGACTTAAATGGATTGTTAGGAATACCAAAGACCTGATGATACATCTGACTAAAAGACTCTGGCGTGGGCGTACCACTAAGAAGAATTACAAAAGGGTTAGACCTTGTAATTATTTCTTTTATTTGTTTTGCTCTTTTATTAGGTTTTGGAAAAGCACCTAAAGTATGAGCCTCATCACAAACTATTAAATCCCAACCTGTTTGTTTTATCTTGTGTAAAGATTCATAATTTATTATTTCTAAATTATAAGGTGGCTGTAACTTATCATAATCCTCAGCTATGCTACTAATGGCTTTTTTCTTTGTTATAAATAATACATCTTTAACTTTAATTAATGTAGCAATGCCTAAGCTGGTAAGAGTTTTACCTGTACGAACCTCCATAGCTAAATATAAAAAGCCACTTGATCTAATTATATTTACTCCTTTAGATATAATATCTAATTGATAATCTCTAAATTTAATCATCTATCTCGGGAAATAAAATCCATCTACCACCCAAATCTCTTCCTTCCTCTGGCGTGGTATTGTATTTATATAAACAATAAGAAAATAACCATTTGTTAAATGCTATTCTTGATATAGTATATTTAGATTTAGGAGCAAAATCTGGGTTTTCTTCAATAAAATCACTATATAAATCTAATTTATATATTCGTTGATTGCTTTTTAGTTTGTCATTTGTAGAAGATGTAGCCAATAATCCACACCATTCAACAAATTCATGAGCTGTTTCAGCAGATAGTTTTCTAATTTTCAAATTGACAAACTCACTTTTCAATAGCCCTGACTTTAAATATCCTTGTAAATTATTAATCATATAGTTGTCAAACTGACACCATTCTTCATCATCCCAGTCTCCAAACATTAATCTACCAAACTCTACTAATGGAGTAAAATCTTTAGTGTAGTGCTGTGACAACTCTAACTCCCACTTTCTTCTTTCAAAACTTGTTCCTTTTCCTTTAATTGCATAGTTGGTAGTTATGGCTACTTTTGGTGACTTAGCAAAAGGAATTTTAATTGCGTCTTTGTTTTTCTTTTCTAATGTTAAGCCTTCTGTAACAACACTAAATAATCTTTCAAAATCAAAAGCCTTTTTAACATCATCAAAGCATAATATTTGAGTATCAGCAGAAACTAATTGATAAGCAAAAGACCTTTCAAATGTAAAAGACTTACCATCTATAACTACTAATTTTTTCATCTTAGCTAATCCATTCATAAACAAACCCTTACCAGTACCCCCTTCAGGATTGTCTGATATTACTTCATCATTTAAGATTGTAGCAGGGCAATAAGATAAGTTTTTATACCCATGCATTAAGAAGCCAATAGTAGACTCCATTGATCTAATTCTACTGTCGTCTTCTCCGCATATATTATGAATAAAAGTTTTGTAATCGCATTGCTGGACGTGACATAAGGTAAACTCCCTATCAATAACGTGGTCTTTCCATACGTAGCCACCTAAGTCTAAATAATCAATTAAATTAATTTCTTCATATGTAATCTTAACAGCACAATTCATAAAATATAAATAAGCTGTATCTTTAGTATCTTCAATAAAAAACACATCAATAGAGGATAAGAGAGTTAAAAACTCTTCTTTAAAATATCGTGTGTGTTCAGCAAAATAATTGTAGACACTGATATCATCCAGTTGTAATAAATATTCTAAAACAAAATCTTTAATTTCTTTTTCTGAGGTGTGGTCAATTAAATTATTTATAACCCTTACAAAGACATAGTTTTTACTTCCTTCTGGATTAAACTTATAAAAACCGTTGTCCTCTAAAAAATTTTTAAAATAATAATGTATAATATTTATTTTACCCTTTTCACTTTTTACCCAAAACTTATTTTCAGTTTGCTCTTCTTCTATTCTATTTATTACCTGATCTATTTTTTCTTCATCAATTTTTTCACTTTGTATGTGGCACTTTATATCTGTTTTACTTATACCTCTTCTTAATTGTTGCTTTATAATATTTACCTTATCTTCATCTTCATAATATTTTGTACCAAAGTTATGTGTGTTAGAGTAAGCCGAACTAATTGTTCTAAGTATTTCGTTTCTGCTAAAATCTTTAGACTCAAAATTACTCATAACCATTATTGCGTAGTTTTCAGCAACACCAAAATCATTTAAAGCTGAGGCTAATATAAATACGTTGTTGTTTCTTTCGCCATCAGTTAATCCGTACTTTTTTTCCCACCATTTTAATAATATTTCTACTATTTTATTTTCATCTGTTAGAGGTATTGTAGGCTTGTCTTTGTATTTAGTTTTTTCTATGTACTCAGGCTCTTCTGTTTTATCCCATATACTGGAATTAATAGCTATATAGATTAATGGGTCATAAGACTCATAACAAACTCTTGAAACATTTTTGGATGTTACGTCAAAGTAATCTGATTTAAAATATTTTTTAAGTGAATTAAAATAATTTTTATGATTATCTACATCTTTAGGTATTTTTACTAATACCTTTAACCCTTTTCCGCTTGGAGAAATAAAAACAGAATAAACATATTTAATTTTTGTAAGTCTTTCCTTCTCCTGGAGTAAGTCTTTGTTGGTTTTATATCCATCAAAGTCTAAACATATTAGACCGCTATGTTCTAATAAGGATGTATCGTTTCTTTTTTTAAACTTACCACTAAAACAAACTGCCGGTAAAGTTTTTTTTAATTTATTTCTTTCTTCTTTATTTTTTTCAGAACGAATTTTTTTTACTACTTCTTTAGATGCTCCTTCTTCAATTCGTTTTAACACCACCTCTACATTTCTGTAGAATGGTTGTGATGTATCTTTTATATCTTTAAATATTGTTATCTCCATTGTTGTTGTGTAAAAAAAAGGGGGCAAAGCCCCCTCTTGTTAAAAAGGTAAATCAGGATCGGCTGAACTACTGGCTACCGGCTCAGATTTAGGCTCAGGCTTCCACGTATCAATAGCTACATAATGAGTTTTACCATACTCATCAGCTTGTTTCTTTTTTTGTACGTTTAATTTAATATACTTCTTTCCGCTATATTCAAAGATATGCTCAGAAGGAAGGTCAGTCAAACATAAACTACATGAAACCAGGTTACCGTCAAACTTTTCAGTACCGCTACCAACATAAATTTTTTCTTCCATATTTTAATGTATTTTAATTTGATGCTCCAAAATTTCTAAAACGTCAGTCATAAGTTTTTGCTTATCCTGTTCGCTTTCCATAGTAGTTGGAACTTCTACTATAAATATTTCTCTTTTCCAAGATAGCTTTGAAAGATAATATTTAATTACCTTATAAACTACCTTTAAAACAAAAAATATTTTTCTATGCCAAATGATATGTCTATAATGTTTCATATATAATGTGTTGATTTATATCTTCAGTAGAGTTTTTACTAAAGAATGTGTTATAAATAAATATTGCGTTTTCAGCTTTCTCTTGACCATTTTTTAAAAAATCATCTGTCGGTATATACACCCCTAATTGTAAAGTGTTTTTATCTACAACGTAAAAATGAACTGGTTTACCAAATAGCTTTTGATATATATATGCTTGACTATCATAGTTATACCTATATGCAGATGATCTAAACTTATTAATATCTGACGTAGTCTTTAAGTCTATAATTTTATCTTCACAGATTATATCTGCCTTCCCCTTCCAGTCTAAGCCCATAATATTTCCTATTGCAGGAACTTCAAATTTGTTAGATGGGTGGTATATTTCTTCAGCCATATCCATATTACTTTTTATCATTAAGATAGCCTTATCTAAGTCTTCTTTTTCTTTTTGTAGTAACAACATTTGACCATGCTCTTCCACTAATTCTTTATACCTTTTTGTATTTCTACTGGCTACATCAACTATAATAAAATTTTGTATCTTGTCAGGTTCTAATATAGCTGTGTGAAAATATCTGCCTTCAAGCATAGCTTTAGTTTGTTGTTTAGGAACTCTAAACTGAAGGGGGTCATTAAGTAAAGTATATATGTCAGAATTAGATAGCCATTGCTGTCCATACTCTCCATAGTAAAAAGAGTCTTCTTTAAGTTTTTCTAATATAGCAATCATTTGATATGTTTTGAAATTTCTTTCTTAACATTTGCCTTAATATTATACTTGCTTTCTAAATTTTTAACGATTGTTGGTAGACCTAAGTCTTTATTAGATGAAACATAGCTTAAAACTTTTTTCCAGTTATCGTCCCCTATCTCTAAAGTAACTTTTGTTTTTAACCCTACAGTTTTAGTCTTTCCCTGATTACCTATTGCGTTCATTACTTCATTGGCTGATGCAACAGAGGTATCTAAACCTATTCCAAAATTACCTAAAGCCCTACCCCAAGCTGATGTTTCACAATTCTCTACATAAGATGTTTTATTAATATAAGATGATCCTTTATATTCTTCTGCTATTCCAGAAGCTATTAATCTTCCGGTAGAGTCTTTAATCTCTGCTTTTATCATTATAGACTCTGGAGTTTTGTCTAATACTATAGAGTCTAAAGTATATTCTTGATATACTTCTCTAAAAAATTTTAATCTTGTGTGTACTTCAACATAATTTTTTCCCTTTATGTTAATTGTTTTTAATTTATTCATAATTTAATTTAATTTAATTAGTTTTTTTGTGTAGTAAGAATATCTATTCATTATATATTCTCTTTTAGTTTTTAAGTTTTTTATAAACTTATCGTTCTTTCTGCTGTTTACCTCTACTCTCATTTTACTTTCTATTAGTTTTAATTTGTGTAGGCAATTATTTATATTCATTATGACACATCCTTTTATCCAGCCATTAGATAAAAACATTTCGTATTCATTTTTATTTAACTCCTGAAAGTAATCTCCATTGCGTGAACAATTTAAAATTTCAATTTTACTTTGAAACTTTTGCATTTTAAATCCATTATTAATTACCGAGTCTCCCAATTCTTTTTTTATATGTATAGGATTGTCTTGTAAGGCTTGATTAAATAATTGATCTAATGAATACATTATTTTACTTTATTTTTTATGTCTTCTAATATATGCTTATAATCAGGGTCACTTTCAACAAATGCTTTTGCTTTTTTATATCCATGAACTAAAGTGGAGTGCTCAACTGGTAAACCATTCTCTTCCATAAATCTTTTAATGTAAGATATCCTAATCGGTCTTTCTTGAGCAAGAAAATATAACATTTGTCTTGCTTCTACTATTTCTCTTTTTCTTGTTTTAGTGTACATTTCACCTAATGTTAAGTGAAATTTGTCTGCGACAGCTTCTGCATACGCATCAAATATATCTTTTTTCATATTATTTTTTATTAAATTTATTGTGTAATTCATTTATTCTTTCCAAAGTTGCTATTGCTTTTTCATAACTCATTCCCTCTGTTATTAAATTATCAATTTGCAGTTGTTTTATTTCTATCTGCAAATGATGTATAGCTTTTTCTATGTCCTCTATGTGTTTAGCAATATCAGACATACCTTCTTCTTTTTTCTTTCCGGCTCTCATTAAATAAGTGAGGGCAGTACCTATATTATATGTTGCTGAAAAGCCATACACTACTTCTGAAGCCTCGTATTTGTTTTTGCCTACATAATAATTAGGGGTTGATCTAATTGGTTTCATTTGATTTATTTTTTAATTGATATTTACTCATATCGTTTTTGATTAGTTTTCTTTCAAATATTTGATACTCATAATTGTCTTCAGGCTTAACAAATTTTTTTTTATACTCTATTAGTCCAGAGCATTTAAAATAATTTTCAAACTCTATTAAGTTTGTTTTATTTACAATATGATATTTGGTAATTTTTTTATTTTGTTCTGTTTCAAAAACAAAATTCTTTGCTAATTCTTTCATTCAATTTAATTTAATTCTAAGGAAGTGGTTAATAGTATTAACTGTTATGGCAAAATTGCCTTTATAACCACCCCCCTAAATATAAAGGACAAACATTTAATATTAAGGTATCTTACACCAAAAAAATTATTGGGATTATTCCCGTCCTTTATTCTTTATAATTCTTTACTATAATTTTTTTTAGAATATCCTGATTTAATTTTTGTAGCCATTGTATATACTTTCTATCCGGCTTATCCTTCAATTTTTCTTTTAAAATTAACTCATGGATTTCTTTCATAGCCCAAGTTTTTTATCCTCAGCCATAGCCTCAGCTCTCTCATCAAGTTTCCATTGTCTGTATTCGTAGTCTTCTGTAGTTTCACAATAGTTTCCACAAGCTATACAGACAATAAAGTAGTCTCCATACTCATTCTCTATGTCTTCCCATTCATCTCCACAGCAAGTTGATACCATTTCTACTCCCATATTATTGAAGAGGTATGGTATTCATATTCAGTAACATCAAACTTTTCAAAGTTATCATCAGTATCCTCTATCACTCCTCTTTTAACAAGATCATGATACTTTATATTTCTTAGTCTATGATACTCGTTTAACTTTCTTTGCTCACAATCTGGTTGTTTTTTGTTTGATATACAATCGTGTATATAATCCATCCAGTCGTTATATGATTTAGTTTCTCTTGGGGTAATTTTTTTCATAATATATTTTTTAATTAAAAAAAAGGGGGGGGATAACAGCAAAATTTAGTTATCATTCCGAGTACTCACGCTACACCCCCCATTTACACAACAATTATTAAACTTTCGTTAGTATTGATTGCGTTTTCCTATTTGCTAATTCATTATACCGGTTAAGCAATAATTGATTAGAAATAAAGTCTACATCTAAAAATGTTTTCTTGTTAAATAAAACTTTCTTTAAATGGTTAAACTCTCTTTCCTCGTTTTTTGTTAGTTTATTCATAATTAGTAAATTTAAGTGTCAATAATACTAAATAAAAATGACATAACAAAGTTTATAGGAATTTTATATTGTTATGTTTTACAACTTTTAGAATTATATCGCTTTCTAAGGAGTCTACAAGACCTATTCTTTCGTAGTGTTTTATGTCTCCAGTATCATAATCAAAGTCATTATAATCAACGTATTCAGCAGGAATGTATGTAGAATTATCTAAATACTTTCCATTATTACTAAAGTCTTTTATGGTTTTAATCTCTTCATCTTCAACATCAGCATACAATACTAACAACTGGTTTACATTATTCCAAAGTTTATTAAATACATCTTTTGAAATTAGATAAGTTTTAGCTATATCTTTTTCTATTGCTAAACAAAAACTTTCTTTTATAGTTAAATCAGTTATATCAAACAACTCTATTCTTTTAGTATGCTCTCCATCATAAAATTCATATAAATTTTCTTCCTGATAATATTTATACTTATATAAAGTAGAAGATAAACTTTTACCTATATTTTTATAATGAGATAAAAAATCTTCTTTATCTATTTTATGACAAACTTCTAAGTTTATATATTCCTTATTAATATAGTCGTGTATTTTTTTTTGATCTAAAGTAACTACTTTGGTATATTGTATATCGTTATAAGAAGAATTTGATACAACTATTAGATATTGTTTTTTCATAGGATGTTGTGAATTAATTGTTTAAACAAAGATAATAAATTAAAAAAAGAGAAAATAACACACCATGCAGTTATTAATTACGTTGTTGATTTCGCCGAACAACAACTCTTATTTTTTATTTAGACTCCCAAATTTCTAAAGTGTCTTTGGCTTCTTCAAGAGTCTTACCTAAATAGCTATCCTTACTATAATCTTCATAATACCCTTTACCATACTCATATGAAGGATGGTCTTCTCTTAAATAAGAAGCATTACAACTAATACCATTATGGTTTATTTCTATTTCTTCTTCCCAATTCGGCTCATCATAACAGCTTTCATTAATTAACTCTCCACCGATATATTCTTTTGTACCTCCCCACTCGCACTCTTCTTCATACCACAAATTAAAATCCGGAAAGTCTTTAGCAAACATATCTAATATTGTTTCACAGATAGGCGACCAAGCACTTTCAAAATTAAAAGAAACAGATAAAAATGGTACTTCTGATCTATTTTCTATTTTTTCTAAAGTTTTTGTTCTTTCATCTCTTATATCTACTTGCAAACTACAATCTCCCCATTTAGTATTCCAGTTGTGTAAACTCCAGTAGTACCAATCAGAAAATCCATACTTATCCTCTAATGTTTTAATCACTTTTTCATCTACCGGAACATCAGTCATAACCCCATCTATTTTTTCTCTTTTCCAATATTTACATTGTTTACCATTTATAGTAGCACTTCCTGATATAAAATCATATTCTTTTGGTCGTGGCTTGTAATATTGACAGATACTTCCGGCTTTTTCTATTTTATCTACTATTTTTAATTGTTTTTTTGAAAGTGGTTGATTAACATCAATCCCACTATAAACCCAGTTCGGCATAATTATTTAGTTTTAGTTAATATTTCAATTATTTCAATTTTATTTAATAAATTTTTTAATTCTATTATATGCTCCTCTGTATCATTTGGAACATCATAATCATTATAACAATTCTTTATGTTTTCTTTTAATATATAAGCTATTAGCTTAAGTTCTGTTAAATTAAATCTTGTTGGAATCATATTACTGGTATTGTTCCAAGATCATCAAAGGTAGTTGATATTGCTCCCCCATCATTACCTTCATCATCCATCATAGGAATTAACCAATATTTATTGTCTAAACAAATGGCGACCGGTCTTTTGTACCACATATTATCCTCCATTTCTTTATCATCTATATATTCTACTTTGGTAATTTTTCTTCCTATTAAATTTTTAGAAATTTTATTAGTCCAGTATTTTTCTACTTCTTCTTTAGTGTAATTTTTCATAATTAATTAATTTGATTTTTAATACTTTTCATAACATCTTCAATAATAGCATTGTATTTTTCCCATTCTTCTTTGTCGTTTATGTCCGGAACATTTCCAAACTCTTCAGTCGTTCTACACAATACTAACTCTTCATTTATATAATCTACTATTCCTTTAGCAGTCCAGTAAACTTTTTCTTTATATTTCATCTCTTCTATCATTGTAGTCCAGTTAGTGTCTTTTTTCATAATTTATATTCTATTATATTGTCTTCTATTAATTTTTGCTCAACTTCTCTTAGTGTCCATACATAGCCACCTTCCTCATAAAATTCTTTATAAAATCTCAAGAATTTAAAACTATATTTATATTGATAAGCCATTTATTTAATTATAGCAATAGAAGAATCTACATTATTTAAGTGGTTTTTAATTCTTGTTAATTTATTATTAAGTTTATGTATCATTTTTAAATAATCACTATCATCTTCAATATAATTAGTTAAGTTGTGTCCTACAATCATTTGCAGATATAGTATTTCATTTATGTTTAATTCTTCCATTGTTATTTAATTTTATTTATTTCTGAATATAATAAAGGTTGAGGTTTACTCTCTTCATTATCTTTTATTTTAATTTTATAAAACTCTCCCATAGGGCTATCGTGATGGCTTATTCTTACTTCATACTCTCCCTCCTTTTCTTTTGTGATATAATATGTTAAGTCACATTTAGGAGCAATCTCTCTAAATATATCTTCTCCTTTTTTTAATTCAAACTCTTTATATCCTTCTCTATTTCTCCATCCCATATTTCTTCCCTCTACATATATTGTTTTACCTATATGCTTTTTAAATTCATCTTCTAAATCCCATAAAAAATATTCCCAATGGTTTTCTCCTATATAATAATCATTAAGAAAATGATCTTCAATTTCTTTATCAGTAACATCAGATGGTTTTCTTTCTTCATCCCATAATATACTAACAAGAAACTCTTGTTTATCTCTTTCAAAATAATCTATTTCGTTTTGTATGTAGGCAGAAACATCATAAAATGTTTCCCAAATGTATGTAGTATTATTCATAATTTTAATATATATTTAATTAATAACTTTTGTAAAAATAATAAATAAATTTAATATAAACAAATTATAAAAGATTAAATTCATTGTGTAATCTTGCATTATAAGATGATGTCTCTTGTTCTATTGCACTATCTAACATACTATCAATGCACTTTATACAATCATTTTTAACATCATCATATGTATAAAATTTATATTTTTCATCAGTTAAATGGCGTAGTTGTGATTCAGACAATCTATTTTCTATATCATCTTGAAAATTTACATCCCAATCTTTAATAATTTTTTGTGCTTCTTCCAAATTCATATCGTACAAATGAGCATAATCAAATCCCATCCAATGTAAAGGAGTTTTAGAATTTATCTCTACATTCATTCCACAACCTAAATATGTAACCTCAGAAGGAATCCAATATACTGGGCAATGTCCTAACTCAATTCCCCTATAATCTTCTTCATAATCACAATAATCAACTAAGTATATTTGATTATATTGAAACAATCCATCCTTATCCCTTTCTCCAGTTCTTACCTCTACATATTCCGGAACACCTATATAAGAAACCCAATGGCTATTCCTTATTAATTTAAAACAATAATAAACCCCTCTGTGATTTGAAACCAAATAATGTCTTTGGTTTTCTAATTGGTTTTCTTGTTCCTTTACTTTGTCTCTTAATTCAATGATTCTATTTTCAATCGCTATATTTTCCATAATAAATAAATTTAAGTTAATAATTAATTTTTGAGCAAATTTAAATGGTATGTAGTCAAGTTTTCTGACCACCTCTTTTTGCTTTGCAATATTAATTTATAAGTGTGCAAAGTAATTGCACAAAAAAACCCAGTTACTTGAACTGGGCATTTTGGATCTAAAGTTGTGTTTTTAATTTCAGGATCAGGGCAATATAATTGCTTCAAGTTTTAATTTTTCTGAACATTCTGACCCTTCAAAATATATTGAGGTATCTGTGTGATTATGTATTTCAAAATTATTGTCTTGAATCTCTTGCTCAATTTTAGCTAAAGTTTGTTTATATACTTCTCTTGCTTCTTCTTCTGTTGTAAAGTAAAATGAAGAGTTGTAGTCCAATAAACCCTGATAATGATGTACAGCATAAATGAATTTAATATCTTTCAATTTTGCTTGTTTTAGTACAGCTTTTTGTTGTATTAACATAGTGTTATTTATTTAATTTTGTTGCAATATTGCGTTTAAAATAAAGAGAGTTGTAATTCCGGCTGACTCTCTGTTTTCTCTTGTTTGTTACCCATTTCAATTAATTCTTCTTTTGTCCAAACTTCATCAGGGCTTAACCATTGGAATAATATTCCGGTTTCTCTACATTCCTGAATTTCTTTTCTTTTGGTTTCTAATCTTGCTTTTTTCCTTTCAATATATCCAGTTTCTACTTTTTCCCATGCGTTGTTCATATGTTCTTCTGTATAAATATCATCTTGTTCTGTATAATAAGATTCTTCTTCAAATACTTTGTCACATAAATTTACCTCTTCTTTATTGTTTTCATAAACCATCTGTAAACGATACAAGCACCAATCGTTTTGTTTCCAGTATTTTTTTCCATACTGGATAGATTCGTTTTTATCTTCTGTTAGATACTCAATTATATCTGTCTGACTCCTGAAGCTGTTTATATATCTATCATCTGTTTTACTCCTTTGCAAATGATGTTGGTATAGTTCAGGAATATCAGTTCTTAATAACCAGTTAAGATGATTTTCAGGGTCTAATTTTTTATATGGTTTTGTGTTCACTTGTTTGTGATTAATTTTGCGAGGATTAGTCCTCTACTACGAAAAGCCCAGTATTTTCATACTGAGCCAATCGCAGAACAAACAAAAATTTGTTAGCCGATACGAGGAACAAAAAATGGTTCTTCTTTGGCTATGTTTGTAAAATCGTGTACCACATCAAAAACCGAATAATCGTTTTTAAGTACAAGTTCCACCCATTCCGGAGCAGTTGCAAAAACTATCTCGCATTGTTCCATTGGGTTAATATTTTCATCTTTAAAGATGTTATTCATTGCTTGATAAGGCATTGTCAAGTAAAGTTTTAATATCGTTTCATCTTTCTGTGTTCTGTACAGAATAGAATTAATGTTGTCGTTGATATAGTTTAAAAAATGTTCTTCCCTGTTTTTCATTTGTTAGTAAGTTAATTAAGGCACTATTGCCGACATTGACAAGAGCAAATTTGCTCTTGTTTCGCTTCGTTAAAGCTCTTCAGAATGTCTCTAAAAGTTATTATAAGAAGGCATACGTTTTTGATAGTGCGCTTCCTTATAGCTTCTGTGTAAATTTTGAAATAGTGTATATTGTGCGTGGAATAGCATATCCATTCCACAACCTGAAATCCTCCCATTTTTATCGCATCCGGCAAGATTTAGAATAAATGGATTTGTAATTCTTCTAAGTTTGTTTCTATATATATAAGCAAGACGGATTTTTCTACTCATTCCGGATTTGCTGACACTATCAACGCCACAATAAAAACGACCATTTAAAAGTGCGTTTT